CAAATAGTTAAAAAAGAAAATTTTGATTTTTTAAAATTAAATTATTCAGAATTTTATGGAGATAATGGAACACAGTGGTCTTGGTATAATGTTCCACAAACCCTAAGAGAAAAATTTTGGCCTGAAAAACCAAAATTACCAGAACAAGGATTAGACCCAAATGCACCGAGAACTAAATATAGTTCGGTGAATTCATATCAAGGAGTTCCTTATGTTAAAGGTGAAGTATATTATTGTAATTGGCCACAAATTGTTACAAAAGATGGTAATCGTAAAATGTTTTTAGATACAACATGGGCTCACCCTTTTGAACAAACTTGGATGAGTCATATGTATCAGTTAACAAATAAGGGAGAATTAAATCCTGGATTATTATTAATGACCCCAACTGAACACGATAGATTCGAACATTACGATAGGAGGTTGCGTAAAGAATCATAACAATATATTTATTGTTATGGAATTTTTTATTAAAAAGAATGCAACGTTACCTGTTCTAAAGATGCAAGTCGTTAAAGACGGTAGAGCAGGGTATCAACAATTGATGGAAACTTTAGAAGTATCTTCTATTTATTTTTCCATGATTAATACTTCCAATGGCATCCCTAAGATAATTGACGCACCTTGTGGTATAGTACCTTTAGATTTACCTGCGGGTGCTCCACCTGAGTACTACGTTTATTTTCAATTTACAGAAATGGATACCAATACGCCAGGAAGGTATGCTGGTGAATTTTTAATTAGAAATGACGAAGGAAATTTAATACTGCCAATAAGAGAAGAACTTTATATTAATGTTCAAGATAGTTTTTCTTCTGTTGACCCTTGTTGTTAATTTGATTAGTTGATTTAGTTTTTTATATTTATCTATGATGAGTAAGGTAAACTTCACGTATTGTGAAAGCCAATAAACCACTCGCAAAAAACATATGATATCTAACGAAGAAATTGAATCGTTCCTACACGGAAACGACCCCGAAGAATTTATTGTTGCTATTGAATTTGACTACGCGTCCAACTCCATTTACAAGATTAAGGAGATTCCTGGTAAAGGAAAAGAAATCAGAAAAGACACATTCATCCCATTTGCTTGGGTTGGTGATTTAAAAGGTCTTAATTTTTACAACGATTCTAAAGCCGCTCAAAAAGAAGCCATGACCAAATATGGTATCATGATTGAGAGTCTTGAAACATCAGGAAATGAAAGACTTGAAAAAGGGTTAACTTTTATGGTTAAATCCCTCAAAGGTTATAGAGAACTTATTCAGTTCTTTAGAGACGGAGGATGTGACCCTTGGGGTGACAAAACAAAAGATAAGATAACAATTCTACCTCCTGTAGAACAATACCTCATCTCAAAAGAAAAAAGATTATTCAAAGGGTTTGAGGACTACAATCAAGTGACAAGACTTGTGTATGACTTGGAGACTACCTCTCTTGAACCAAAAGACGGTCGTATCTTTATGATTGGAATTAAAACCAACAAAGGATACCACAAGGTTATTGAGTGTATGGATGAATCCCAAGAAAGAGGTGCAATCATTGAATTTTTTGATATAATCAATGAAATAAAACCAAGTATTATTGGTGGTTATAACTCAGCAAACTTCGACTGGCATTGGATATTCGAAAGGTGCAGAATATTAAAAATTGACCCCAAGAAAGTCTGTAAGTCATTACATCCCCAACATTCGTTCACAAGAAAAGATAGTATGTTGAAGTTAGCGAATGAGGTAGAATCTTATGTTCAAACTTCAATATGGGGTTATAATGTTATTGACATTATCCATGCTGTAAGAAGGGCTCAAGCAATCAACTCAAGTATTAAGTCTGCCGGTTTGAAATATATTACCAAATATATTAACGCTGAGGCTCCTGACCGTGTATATATTGACCATTTGGATATCGGAAAGATGTATACCAACAAAGAAGAGTTTTGGTTAAATATACAAAACGGTAACTATAGGAAGATTGGTGTTGACCCCAAGATTGATTCAATCTGTGAGAAAAGAACTGATGTTTACATTAAAACCACAGGAGACAATCTTGTTGAGAGATACCTTGACGATGACTTGGAAGAAACCTTAAAGGTTGACCAAGAGTTTAATCAGGGGTCTTTCTTGCTAGCTGCGATGATTCCAACAACATATGAGAGGGTATCAACTATGGGTACCGCAACTTTATGGAAGATGTTGATGCTTGCTTGGTCATACAAACACAAACTTGCCATCCCCGCCAAACAATCGAAGACAGACTTCGTAGGAGGTCTTTCTCGACTACTTAAGGTCGGGTATAGTAAGAATGTACTTAAGCTCGACTTCTCGTCTCTATACCCCTCCATTCAGCTCGTACATGATGTTTTCCCTGATTGTGATGTAACAGGTGCGATGAAAGGAATGTTAAAGTGGTTCCGCGATACTCGTATCAAATACAAACAACTTGCGGAACAATACTATGAGACGGATAAAAAGAAATCCGAATCGTATGGTAATAAACAGTTACCGATTAAAATCTTCATCAACTCCATGTTCGGTGCGTTGTCTGCTCCACAGGTTTATGCTTGGGGGGACATGTATATGGGAGAACAGATTACTTGTACTGGTAGACAATACCTTCGTCAGATGATTAGGTTCTTCATGTCCAAAGGTTATACCCCACTTGTAATGGATACGGATGGTGTGAACTTCTCAAGTCCTGATGATGCTAACGAAAGAAAATACATTGGTCGTGGTTTGAATTGGAAAGTTAAATTGGGTAAGGAATACACGGGACCTGAGGCTGATGTTGCAGAATATAACGATATCTTTATGAGGGGTGAGATGGCTCTCGATACTGATGGTGTTTGGCCTTCATGTATTAACTTGGCTCGTAAGAACTACGCGGTTATGGATGCCAAAGGAAAGATTAAACTTACAGGTAATAGTATTAAGTCAAAGAAATTACCACTCTATATCGAGGAATTTTTGGATAAAGGTATTAAGATGTTGTTGGAGGGAGATGGTAAAGCGTTCGTTGAATATTATTATGAATACCTACAAAAGATATATGATAAGAAAGTTCCACTATCAAAGATAGCTCAGAGGGCAAAAGTTAAATTAACTCTTGATGATTATAGAAAAAGGTTAACTACTAAAACAAAAGCTGGTAACAGTATGTCTCGTATGGCTCATATGGAGTTAGCAATCAAAGAAAATTTAAATGTTAACTTGGGTGATGTTATTATGTATGTTAATAACGGAACAAAGGCATCACAAGGAGACGTTCAAAAGATGACAGTAAAACAAATCAAAGACACCAATGCAGTTGCTTTACATAATAATCCAAGAGCTAAGTTAATAACTGACGGAGTTATGGTAAACTGTTACATGTTGAAGGCGGACATTCTTGAAACAAATCCAGATTTAACTGGTGACTATAATGTACCAAGAGCAGTTTTAACTTTTAATAAACGTATTGAACCTCTGTTGGTTGTCTTTAAGCAAGAGATTAGAGATGGTCTACTTGTGGATAACCCTGAAGATAGGGGTATATTTACAACCGCACAATGTGAACTAATCAATGGACAACCATTTGAAGAAAGTGACCAAGATAGTTTAGAAGAAGTTATGTCTCTTTCTGAAGGTGAATTAAGTTATTGGGAAAAGAGAGGTCTAAATTCAGACTATATGTATGAATTGGCTGAAGAGGGGTGGGAACAACACCTTAACTAAAGAAAAAAAGGAATATGTTTTTTTTACATATTCCTTTTTTTTTATGATTGTTTTAGTCCGTCGGATGATAAGATATACCAACTACCACCACAAAATCTAAATTCAACACAGGCTCCACGACCCATTTCAATCTCATCAAATTCTTCATCTATTCTACCAACATCGGGTTTTATTATGAGGTCTGTTAATGATTTGACAACTGTGTGGTCTGTTGTTCTTGAGTCTAGTATAACAGTACTTGATGGTACTCCTTTAATGATAATACAATCTTCTCCTTGTGTGGAGTACTCTGGTTCTGATACCATTGATACTTCAGAAGTATTAAGTATTCTACCATGAATTAGTCTTTGCGAGGGTATATTTTTTATAATTGCCATAGTTTAATTATATTACATATATTTGTCTTGGGAAAGCATGAAACTTAAGTTGTTTATTAAGATTTTCCGCAATCAAAGCTTCTTTTTCCATTTGTTTTTCAGGTCTTAATCTTTCTAATCTTAACTTGAGTTCTTCTTCTAATTTAGATTTTTCATCTTTAGCCTCAGTCAAAAGACTTGTGTAGTCCATTTGAATTTCTGAATCAGGCGTTTTCAAGTTACCACTGTATTTTCCTCTTACTCTTGCTAAAGTTTCTTTAACATATGCGGTAAACCATCTCCTCACCCATTGTTGCGCTGGCTCATTTAAATCATCCCACATTAATTCCCCAATAGGAACATCGGTTGGAAGTTTAATAATATCAGGGTTTGCCTTTAAACAATCGTTTCTATCTTTACCTTGGGTATCATAATACCAATACCACACATTGTGTCCAACATACATACTATAATTTGACCAGTTAAATTTTCCACCTGGGGTATTCATTAAATGAACTAATCTCTTTCCGTCAGGTAAACCGGTAATTCTATAAGTTAAACTACCACCTAAAATTCTACCTAATATGTTTGCTTCTTGAGCTCTAACCAAATAATCAAATCCTGACATCATGAAATATGAACCTTGGTATCCAAATTGTGCGTACCCTGCTTGGTTCGCCCCTAATCCAATACCATCATAACCAAATCCAAAACCAACACCTCCAAATCCAAACATACCCCAAGGTTGGTTACTATACCAAAGTAATTCGTTTATTTCTCTTCCTGCGGGTATCTCATATGTTTGAGTATTTGCACTTAATGTAAAGTAATCTTTTTTTAGAACCCAAGGTCCTGTAGTCTGTAATCCAACAATTTTAGAATACGAATATTGAAACTGTTGTTCAAAATTCATTGTCCTTGTTATTAATGCGTTCGCAACGGATTGAGTGTTCATATCTAAGTTAACAAGGTTAACCCACTGAGATTCGATAAGCCAATCTAAAATGTATTGCTCATAGTCTCCGATTGACAACTCCATCAAAGAGTCCATCATTTCGTCTTCTATTTCAACACTTCTGAGAGGAGCACCTAATAGGTGTTTAATTCTCGTATAAATTTTACTTCTTTCTGGTTCTGCTATTACTGACATAACTATAAATATTCACAATTATGAATATGTTTAGTTACCCCATTCCATTAATTTTATTCATTATTTCCTCAACAAAATCAGCCCCACCAATATTGTCTCCCATTACAGTAGCAATTACTTTCTTTTTTGCCGATAAAATATCATAAATCAGACCTTCAATAGTGTTTTCAAATAATGGGTAATAAACCAACACATTGTTTTTCTGACCAATACGGTAAGCTCTATCTTCAGCCTGAGCGTGGTCTGAAGGTAAAAACGACAAATCATTCATAATAACAGCCTCACCAGCGGTGAGAGTAATTCCAACGCCAGCCGCCTTAATATTACCAACAAAAACTTTAATTTTTTCGTTCTCTTGGAACTCATCTACACTGCGTTGTCTTTCTGGTTTTGACATTGACCCATCAATCTTAACCGCCGATTTACCAAAATGGGTTACAATTTGATTTAGTGAATCTGTGAAGTTACAAAAGATGATAACTTTCTTTCCTTGTTCAATAATATTTTCAGCCAACTCAATAGTTTGTAAAATCTTTTCGTTTGCGATAACTTGTCTTACTTTAGTAAGTTTAGTGAACTGAACTGTTAAGGAGCTTGATTCGTCGGGTCTGCTTCTATACCATTCATAATATTCTCCCATCAATTCTTCATAAGCCTTTGACTTAAGTCTCAGATAGATTGGTGTTATGATTTTATCAGGTAAATCCAAAACATCTTCTTTCAATCTTCTCAAGATGGTGTTTGATGTTCTGTCTCTCAATTCTTCTAAATTGGATGACCCCATTACGTTCCACACTTTTCTTGGTCCAACTTTGAATTGATAACCAGAGCAATATCTTATAACATAAGCCATCCAATTCTTGGCAACAGGAGAATCAACCAAATATAATAAGTTATAATAGTCTATCGGTCTTGATGTCATCGGAGTACCTGTTAACAACCACAACCTATCAATATCTTTAACGATATCGTTTATTAACTTTGTTCTTTGGGCTTGAGCGTTTTTAATATAATGAGCTTCGTCAACTATTACCAAATCAAATTTTGCCTTTTGTATTTCTGTTTTGGTTTTTGATTTTGGGTCGTGGAAATTTTTGATGATGTCGTAGTTTATAATTACAAAATCATGTTCGGTACTAAAGTTCTTACCTTCAGCAATATAAATTGGTCTGTCAGAATAGTTTTCAATTTCTCTCTTCCAATTCAACTTTAATGTTGCGGGACATATAATTAAAATTTTTTTTGACTTTGTTTCCAAAGCCGCAATGATTGTACTTGTGGTTTTACCAAGACCCATGTCATCTGCCAAAATATATTTTTTGTTCTCAACAAGTTTTTGAATGGATTCTTTCTGATGTTCCATTGGAGGTCTATTACCATATTTTGAATAATCAATAACAACATTTTTAACAGTGTTGTCTTTTATCAAAGATGCTTTTGGAATCCAAAAATCTTGTATTTCGCCATCTTCAAAAAACTTACCCCAAACATGATATGCCTTGTCACTCTCAGCCAATAACTTTTCTATCCAAATTTTTTCAGGAACTTTGGTTAATAACTTATCATTCGCAAACTTTTGTGCAAAATAAGCATCCAAGACAACCCATTTTTTTGCAACTTTAGGTGTCTTGTCGTGATTATTTATTATATATTCTGATTGACTTCTTGTCGGGTAAAATTTTCTATTGAATTTGCATCTTCTCTGTAATTCAAGAATATAGTTGTTTGACCCTTCGTAAACTTCTAAAATTTCAATCGCTCTTGATTCTAAACTTCCTTGTGTCATTGTTTTACTTCTGTGTGTGCTCTCCCATCAGACCAATAAGCGTCACCGCCATAATAAACTAATATCTCTTCATCAGGGTTTATGGTTTTTGTACTACAAAATTCAAACGTTCCTTTTTCTAAATTAGACCTCCAATACGCATTAGGGATGTTAGAGTGGTTATATAAACTTCCGTATCCCCAAGCCAAAACTTGTTTATCCCATGTATCAGTTCCTTGAGGCCAATTAAATCTATAATCAATAAATAGAGGGGTACTATGTCCATAAGGTATATTCAAATCATGAATCGGACATTCTTCTATTATTTCACCCTCAAATATAGTTTCTTTTGCAAAAACACCATATCCATGTATAGGGCTTTTAGATACATAAATTTTTGATGGTGGTAATATTATCATATAATTTTGATTAAATATAAAAAAAATTGTGGTATTTATCAATAATGGAAAAGTTAGTACCAATTACAAGACTGGGTAAGTTTTTTGGAGGAGAGGATTACACCCTTGATATTAATATGGGTCAAGAATGGCTTGAGGGTGATATGAACTTTACGGTCATTTTATATAGAATTGATAGATATAAAACAAAAACAGACGATGTGTATGGAGAAGCTTTACAGGATGCAATTCAATTCTTACCTCCTGTTGAAATTAAGGGGTATGTTCAAATAATGGCTTCAACAAATATAAAGTTGGGTCAAAGTAAAGTTGAGCAGGAAGAACCAGGAAATATTAAGTTTTCTGTTTATCGAGATTACTTGAATAACTTAGGTGTAGATATTGCCTTTGGTGATTATTTAGGATATTACGAAACAGAAAGTAGAGTTAGGTATTATAGTGTTGCAGATGATGGAAGGGTTGTTACAGATAATAAACACACTTACGGAGGTTACAAACCGTTCTATAGAACTATTATTGGAACTCCTGTAAATGAAAATGAATTTAGAGGTATATGATTGTTTTAATATCAGAAACGCAAAAAGATGTTTTGAAAGAAAATATAATAGGTCAAAAAGTTATGGTCTATTATAACCTACATAAGCACACTTTTTCTGTTCAAAAGAGTGGTGTTGTTGTTTTACACGCCGATTATGTAAAACTTTCTGATGTTGAATTCAGAGTTAGAAAGGGTGGGTTAAGTAAAGTTAGAAAAGAAAAAGTTAAAAATGTTCATGCCTTCGTTATAGGTATATTGGAAGATTTTTGTGAGTTTCCATGTTCTGACATACCCCAAGACTCTGATGGACAAGTCATATCCTATAACCCATACACGAACGATAGTTTTGTAATTAAGTCGACTCAAGAACCAATATTTTACGGGAATGAGGTAAATATGATTAATGGTCGTAATAAAATTTATTTATTGAACTAATTTATAACATGGCGTTTCCTGTACAAATAAAAAAGACATTGCCTTTACAACATAAGAAAACTCTACTTGACCGTAGAGAACAACTTAAAGATTATATTAATAAGGATGGAACTTATTTACCTAAATCAGTATTACATTCAGATTTGGATAGAGGAATGTTAGACTTTGTTAAAGATAGTTTAACATTAGTTACTTCAGGTAAATTAGTACCGTTGTTAGATATAATCTTAACAACTCAAAACTGGTCTCAGTTCACAGAAACGTGGGAGTTTGTCGACCAAGACTTCAATGCTAAACCACCATTCATTACTGTGGTAAGACAACCTGAAGTTAAATATGGTACTAACCCATCACTTCAATGGACAATACCAAATAGAAAAGAATTTTATTATGCAACTGTCCCAACATGGAACGGAAACCAAGAAGGAATGGATGTATATAAAATACCTCAACCAGTTCCTGTTGATATAGTTTATAATGTTAGAATTATTTGTAATAGAATGAGAGAACTTAATCAGTTCAATAAAATTGTTTTACAAAAATTCTCTTCAAGACAGGCTTATACATTTATCAAAGGTCAATATGTTCCAATTATTATGAACGGAATTCAAGACGAAAGTGTTATGGATTTGGATAAGAGAAAATATTATATTCAGAACTATGAGTTTCAAATGTTAGGATATCTTATTGATGAAGAGGAATTTGAAGTTGCACCAGCAATTAATAGAATATTGACAATGATGGAAATTGCCTCAAGTTCTCCTAAAGGAAAGAAAAATGAATTGAGTCCTAAAAACCCTAATGTATTTGATTTAGATTTTTTATACGTTACAGGTAATACAGTTTTGAGTGAACTCATGGATTATACGATAGATATGGAAGTTGCTCAAGTAACAAATGTTGCTTCTTGGGATGTGTATGTTAACAATCAATATTTTGGAACTGATGTTAATAGCATATTAATTAACACAAACGATATACTAAGAGTTCAGATTGTCAAAACCGATAACTCTAAAGAATCTAAAATAGTTTTTACCAATAAGTTGATTTAATCTTCTCCGTACACATCTTTTTTGTCTTTACACTTTTCTAGAATTAATTGTTCTAAAAATTTGTAAATCTTAATCCCTTTTTTGTCGCAATGCTTTTTAAGGACTTTATGTACGTCCTCAGAGATTTTTATGTTTTTAATACCGTTATCACCTAGTTTAGACATAAAAGATAAAAAAAGCAGATTTTATTCATACTAAATACAAAGAGATTATAAAAAGTAAAGTTTTTTCATCTTAATTAGAATATTTATCAATAAAAATAAATCTTTAATTGAAACCAATAAATAATGGCAACAGTACAAACTAATCAAAAAGTGTTTGTTTCTCCGGGTGTATATACATCAGAAACAGATTTGTCTTTTGTGGCGCAAAGTGTGGGTGTAACTACACTTGGTTTAGTTGGTGAGACCATCAAAGGTCCTGCTTTCGAACCAATTTTCATAACAAACTATGATGAGTTTCAGGCTTTCTTTGGAGGAACTGAACCGACAAAATTTGTGAATACACAAATCCCAAAGTATGAAGCGGCTTATATAGCTAAATCATATTTACAACAATCTAACCAATTGTTTGTTACGAGAGTTTTGGGTTTGTCAGGTTATGACGCGGGTCCATCATGGACTATTACAGTTAAGTCAAATGTTGACGGAACAACGGTAGGGTTAGATAGTCTTATTGGTACTCCATGGTCAATTAATTTCTCAGGAAATTCAGGAACAAATGCCCTTAATTTTACAGGAAGTTTTCCTTGGCCTATTTCAGGTAATTTAACAAATCAGTACAGATTGTCAGACGGTAGCGTCTCATCAATATATAATGATTTTGTTTCTATTGTTAACGGATACATGGATACTCCAAGTACAAGTGCAACAACTGCATATGTGTATGGTTCTGTTCCAACAATTGAATATAATAGTTTAAATGGAGATTATTCAAATCTTGTTAACGTATTTGGTGTTAACTCTTTGGATTTAAATTCTAACGACTTAACATCTACAGATAATACCCCATGGTATTATTCTAACTTTGGAAATTATTCAGGTAATGATTATTCTGGTTATTCATTTGATTATTCGGTAACGAGCATGTCTGCGGGAACAGGTAATAGATTTTCAGGTACTCTTTCAGGAAACGTTTTCACATATTCAGGTACCGCATATTCACAATATAATAACCTTGTAGTTGCAACATTACGCTCAAGAGGTGTATCTGAATATTATGGTGATTTTCATGGACCTCTTTATCAAGTTACAGGATTAACAGACTTAGAAATGGTTTGTACTGGTTCTTATTCCGGTGTGAGTGAAAATCCATTCGCATCATTCTTGTTATCAGGTGTAACTAAAGATGCAAGAACTTTCTCATTTGAAACCTCATTTGGTTCAACAAGTAGTAAATTTATCACTAAAGTTTTAGGTCTTGATAACTTTGGTAAGTCCAGAGTTGAAGTTCCTGTTTTTGTTGAGGAGGTTTATCCTGTTGAATTGGATTACCTTTATAACAAAGGTTATATTCGTGGATTGAATTGTGGGTTGGTTGCACTTCCTCAAGCTAGACCTGAAGGAAATAATCCACCATCCACTGAATCAATCGCTTGGAATTTGGAAAAATATCAAACTCCAATTACCCCATATTTAGTTTCTGAATTAAGAGGTAATAAAGTTTACAAATTATTCAGATTTGTTTCAATATCTGACGGTACTGCGGCAAATACTGAAGTTAAAGTTTCAATCGCTAACATATCTTTTGGTAACGGTACTTTTGATGTACTTGTAAGAAGTTTCTATGACACAGACCAAAACCCTGTGGTTATTGAGAAATTTACTAACTGTACAATGGACCCATTATCAAATAACTTTGTGGCCAAAAAAGTCGGGTCATTCAATGGTGAATATCCTTTGGTATCAAGATACATCATGGTTGAACTTTCTGAGGAATATCCTTCAGATGCACTTCCTTGTGGATTCTACGGATATACACAAAGAGTTTATGAAACACCAACTAATGTTTCTCCAATGCCAATATATAAAGTAAAGTATGACTATCCTGGCGAAACAGTATACACACCTCCTTTCGGAATAGGTGTTGGGTCAAACGGTGATAATGTTAGAAGAACTTATTTAGGTTTCTCAACTAAAATCCCTGTAGATGAATCATTACTACAATACAAAGGTAAACAAAATCCTGTTGTAGGATTTGATACTGCAGAAACTAGTGAGCCATGGAATTATCTAACACAAGGTTTCCACATGGACTCAGGTGCTACGGTTGTAACTATTGGTGACTTATATGTTACTAGTGGACAGGCAGCATTTGATTGTGGTGTTGCAGAATTCAGAAATGACCCTCAAAACCAAGAAAACCCATACTATTATATCTACGCAAGAAAATTCACAGTATGTTTCGCAGGTGGATTTGATGGTTGGGACATTTACAGAGAATTTAGAACAAATGAAGATAGATACAGACTTGGTGCGTCTGGTTACTTAGCGGGAGCAGCGCCATCTTCAAGATATCCAAACGCAACAGGTCAAGGTATGTTTAAGAGAATTGTTGTACAAAACAATACACAAGACTTTGCAAACACTGACTACTACGCTTACTTACTTGGTATCTTAACATTCTCAAACCCTGAATCTACAAACATTAATGTGTTTGCAACATCAAGTATTGATTATGTTAACAACACAGAACTTGTTTCAGAAGCGGTTAATATGATTCAGTTCTCAAGAGCGGATTCGGTTTATATCGCAACAACTCCTGACTATCCAATGTATGTTGCTGATGGTACAGACCCACAATTAATTATCTACCCACAAGATGCGGTTGATAACTTGGATAACACAGGTTTGGATTCTAACTATACAGCAACTTACTATCCTTGGATTCTTACAAGAGATACAGTAAACAATACACAATTATATCTTCCACCAACAGGTGAGGTTTGTAGAAACTTAGCACTCACAGATAACATCGCATTCCCTTGGTTCGCATCAGCGGGTTACACAAGAGGTCTTGTAAACTCTGTGAAGGCAAGATTGAAACTAACCCAAGAAGATAGAGATACTTTGTACCAAGGTAGAATTAACCCAATCGCAACCTTCTCTGATGTAGGAACTGTAATATGGGGTAATAAAACTCTACAAGTTGCCGACTCAGCACTTAACAGATTGAATGTTAGAAGATTACTACTTCAAGCTCGTAAGTTGATTTCAGCGGTAGCGGTTAGATTGTTGTTTGAACAAAACGACCAAATCGTTAGACAACAATTCTTGGATAGTGTTAACCCAATCTTGGACGGCATCAGAAGAGACAGAGGTCTTTATGACTTCAGAGTAACGGTTTCTTCTTCACCTGAAGATTTGGATAGAAACACACTAACAGGTAGAATCTATCTTAAACCAACGAAGGCTCTTGAGTTCATCGAAATTGAATTCTTCATCACACCAACAGGTGCTTCGTTTGAAAATATCTAATAACAATTTAGATTATAGTAAAACCCCTCCATAGTGAGGGGTTTTTATTTTATTCAATATTTATAAATCATGAGATATTTTATTTCTGAATCAAGATTAGAAAGGGCTATGGAAAAGTTTTTCAATCAATATATAAATGTTGATGAGTTAAAGTATTATCATCCAGTTGAGGAAACTGATGATGGTTATGATGAGTATGAAGATACCAACAGAGCAATATATTATATAGGTGATGTAGAACTCGACGAAAATGAAATTTTTAGGTATTATGAATGTGACTATTTTTATGAGGATGCAAGAGCAGTAAGGGGAAAATGTCCAATTCTCTCATTAGATGATAGGATATCAGATACTTTAAATGGTTTGTTTGATGATTTATGGAAAGAACCATTTAGGAAATGGATTAACGAGTCGGTTAATTTACGTGCCAAAACGATAGAATAACTAATAACGAATATTTATATCATATGGTTTACATTATTAAAGAAGGATTTAGAGATGATACGACCCCAAACATGAAGTATTATGCTTTTGATTGGGACGATAACATTGTTCACATGCCAACAAAAATTATGTTGAAAACTGAAGACGGTGATGAAGTTGGTATGAGTACTGACGACTTTGCCAAATACAGACATGAGATTG